ATGCTAAAGCTGTTAAATATGCTAAGGAAGATAATGTTACCCTTGAGGCTTCTTTGATTGATGAACTTGACCCTATTATTAGAAAAACACAAGAATATAACGCAAAAGTCAAAGAAGACTTACAAGTGAATGTTGATAATTTTTTAAAAGCTAACCCTGTTTTGGCACAACATTTTGTGTCTTATGGTGACGCAGATATTGAAGTGCAAAGAGACATTGGTTTTGCTTTCTATGACATTAAAGACAAGCTTTACAAGTATGGAAATTTGTCTGAAGCACAAGTTAATTTTTGTAACAAAATGGTAGATAGTTATATCACCAGAAAAGAAAATGCAAAAGTATGGGAAGAAGAAAAGACAAATGCAGAACCAGTACCTGTTACTGATGAAAGAATACAGTTTACTGGTGAGGTTATAAAAACCACATTTAAAGATTATGTTTTGCCTAATGGTATGCAAACCAGCTCACAAAAATGCACTGTTAAAGACGACAGAGGTTTTGTAGTTTGGGGTGGTGATGTAGGTGAAAAAGGTGACAGGGTTTCTTTCATGGCTACAGTTACTGTGTCAGATGAAGACCCAAAGTTTGGTTTTTTCAAAAGACCTACCAAAATACAACAAATCTAAATTTGCTAATCTAAAGTCCTAGTAGTATGATTTTACTACTAGGACTTTTTAACTCGTACCTATCGACTGACCTAGCAGACAAGCCAAGACGATAGGGGTATTTCCAAAGGAGGAAATTATGGCAAATTCGACATTTAACGGACCTGTAAGGTCAGAAAATGGCTTTAAAGTCATTTCAAAAGCAGAAAAAACAGGAGCTGTAACCACATCATTTACTTTAGATGGTAATGGTATGCAAGTCACACCTGTGGCACTAGCTGATACTACAGCTATATCTTTAACAGCTGCAACACATGGTGGCAGAGTTTCAGTTGTGCCAGCATTGTCTGCTAATTGCACACTTACTTTACCTTCACCATCTGCTGGAGTTTACTTCAAACTAATTTATGGTGGTGCAGCTGAAGAAACTGAAAACTTGTTGATTAGTACAGGTTCTAATACTAACTTTTACATAGGTGGTATCATTCATTTAGACTCTAATGCAGATAATGTTTCTGTATATTCAGATGGTAACTCTAACTCCATACTTACCCTAACTGATTTTGGTTTGTTTGAAATTAACATACTAGCCAAAGATTCAACTAATTGGTATATATGGGGCAATCAAGAAGGTGCTGATGCACCAGCTTTCTCTGACGCATAGGAGTAAATAATGGCAGACACAGTAACCTCACAAACTATACAAGATGGGCAAAATATTGCTGTCTTGAAGTTTACAAATGTATCTGATGGCACAGGTGAAAGTGCTGTCAAAAAGGTTGATGTATCAGCTTTACAAGCAAATAATAGTGGTGACGCTTGCACTTCAGTCTCTGTAGCTCGTATTTATTGGGCTACAAGAGGCATGGGTGTAAACCTAGAATTTGATGCTAGTACAAATGTTCTTTTGACTGGTTTACCAGCAGATAGTACAGGAGATGAATACTATGACTTGTTTACAGGCATACCTAACAACGCTGGTAGCGGTGTAACAGGTGACATTGACTTCACAACTGTAGGACATTCAAATGGTGATACTTATTCAATCATATTGGTTTTGAATAAAAATTATTAATGAATGGCTGTAAAAAAACCAAAACCAAAGGCTAAACCTATAAGGAAAACGACTGGAAAGGGCGGTAATTACCGCCCTACCAGTAAAGGTGCTGGCATGACAAAAAAGGGCGTAGCTGCTTATCGTAAAGCTAATCCCGGCTCTAAGTTAAAAACTGCTGTAACAGGCAAAGTAAAAAAAGGTAGCAAAGCTGCTAAAAGACGTAAGTCTTATTGTGCAAGATCGCTTGGACAATTAAAGCGAAGCTCTGCTAAAACAAGAAACAATCCTAATTCAAGAATTAGGCAAGCAAGAAGAAGGTGGAAGTGCTAATGGCAATAGGAAGATCACAAATACCAAAGAGCGTAGCAAACCCAAGTTTATATAGAAAAGCCAAAAGCAAGGCTAAGGCTAAGTTTGATGTTTACCCATCAGCTTATGCAAATGCTTACATGGTTAAAGAATATAAAAAAATGGGTGGTAAGTACAAAGGTAAAAAGAAAGCCACAGGTGGAGCAATAAGGTTGAACCAAGGTGGTACAGTCATGGTACAGGGCAGAGGCTGTGGTGCTATGATGAACGACAAACGCAAGAAAACTAAAATACCAAAAAGTTAGTATGAGTTTGACGAAGTGGTTTAAAGAAGACTGGGTTGATATAGGTTCACCAAAAAAAGGTGGTGGCTACAAAAAATGTGGTCGCTCCAAGCAAAAGGCAGATGCAAAAAGAAAGTACCCAAAATGTGTACCAGCAGCTAAAGCTGCAAGCATGAGCAAAAAACAAATCTCTTCTGCGGTAAGACGCAAAAGAGCAAAAAAACAAGGTGTTGGTGGTAAGCCAACTAATGTTTCTACATTCGCCTCTAGAGGTGGTAAGATAAGAAAATCAAGATCAGGCAACATGGGATTGTTTGGCAGAAGATAGGAGTTATTATGAAAGGTACTAAAGGTATGAAAAAAGGCGGCATGGCTAAACGCAAAGGCACTAAATACATGGCTAAAGGTGGTTCTACCAAAGGTAAAGGTAAAGGCACTAAGTATATGGCTAAAGGTGGTTCTGCTAAAGGTAAAGGTAAAGGCACTAAGTATATGGCTAAAGGTGGTTCTGCTAAAGGTAAAGGCAAAGGCACTAAATACATGGCTAAAGGCGGTATGGCTAAAGGTAAAGGCACTAAGTATATGGCTAAAGGTGGACCTGTTAAAAAAAGAGGTGTAGCTAGAGGCATGGGTGCAGCTATCAGAGGTGGCGACTATACGATTTAACTAAATTATAAGGATTAAATATTGTGGCGTATTTAATATCAAACATACCCCAGTTTAAATGTTGGGTGAGAAAAGAATTTACAGCAAACCATAGTGATTATCATGGTGAGTATTTACACGCTTTGGCTATAGCTGTGAATACACTGCCAGACAGATCATTGTCTTTTCAGGTGGTTTTTACAGGTTGCGAGATAGATGACATGGAAGACGCACCTAATGTGCATGGTGGTGCTATGTGGGCTAGGATGCCAATACAGGCACTGGTTGCTGACATACCACTAGATGAACCTCCTGAACCAATGGAAGATCACTTAGCACAACCTTGGGATTGCTTGAGTCATCACCATTCTGTGGTTATTATGGACAGGGTAAGCTCATCTCCATGGATATGTAAGATAGGAGGAGAGTTTGTAACAGGAAAGTATATGTTTACAGTTGACTACACAGATAATTCTATAGCTGATGACCCAGCTCAACATAAACAGTCACATGTGTTATATTTAACAGATGCTGGAGAGTGGACAGGTAATTTTGTAGCTTTACCTAACAACAGAGTAAGAGCAACAAACCCAGCCCTGTGGCGAGTTGGTGAAGGTGCTCCTGACTTTATGCCTTCTCAATGGACACATTCAGCTGAACAACATGAAAGTTACATGGACCCAAACATAACTTTTAATAATTTATATAGTGAGGAAGATTAAGATGGTTGATTTGACAGTAGCACAAAAAAGAAAGATGGTACAACAACTAAAAAAAGCATCTAAGTTGCACGCAGCACAAGCTGCTACTATTGAAAAAAGCATGAAAACCAAAAAGAAAAAATAATGGCAACAAGTAGCAGTAAGAATTTTGAGCCTGATGTAGCTGAATACATTGAAGAAGCATTTGAAAGATGTGGCATAGAGTTACGCACTGGTTATGACCTGAAAAGTGCTACCAGAAGTTTAAATATCATGTTGGCTGAGTGGGCTAACAGAGGCTTAAACCAATGGACTGTAACAGAAAAGACAGTAGCTATGGTTGCTTCAACGTCTACTTACAACATTGACAGCACTAACTCTACAGCTCCTATAGATGTACTAGACGTATTCATTAGAGAAACATCTGGTTCTGAAACAACTGACATACCTTTAAGCAGATTAAGTAGAGCTGAGTATTCACATGTAACCAACAAATCAACCACTGGTAAGCCTAATCAGTATTTTGTTGACAAACAGTTGTCTCCTACAGTCACAGTATATCCAGTACCTGACTTATCAAGCACCTACACTTTGCACATGAATGTATTGACTAGAATGGATGATGCTGACTCAGCGACTAACACTATGGATTTGCCGTTTAGGTTTTACCCATGTTTGACAGCTGGTTTGGCTTATTATATGTCTATGAAAAGAGCACCACAACTTACAGGTCAGTTGAAAGCTATCTACGAAGAGGAATTTAACAGGGCATTGTCACAAGACGAAGAAAGAAGTTCATTTCATATTTCACCTAATTTAAGAAGTTATAACAACGCATAATGGCTTTCGCATCAAACAAAAACGCTTATGGAATCTGTGATTTAACAGGTTTTAGGTACAAGCATAAAGATTTGAGAAAAACTTGGGATGGTTTGCTAGTTGGTAAAGATCAGTGGGATGCAAAACACCCACAACTCATGCCAAAACCTTCACCTACTGACCCAGAAGCCATTAGAGATGCAAGAGTTGAAAGCAGTGACACTAACAATTTTTTTACACTTTATACTAATGTTGGAGATGGGAAATTAGGCACTAGCCTTACCTCTTTTGAATTGACAGCAAGCATAGGAACAGTCACAGTAACCACATGAGTTTTACACTAGCCACACTTAAAACAGCAGTTCAAGACTACTTACAAGTCTCTGAAACTACTTTCACAACGCAACTGCCTAGATTTATACAAGAAGCAGAAGATCGTATATTTAATATGGTTCAACTGCCTTTTCAAAGAAAGAATGTAACAGGCACTTTGACAGTTAGTAATAGGTTTTTGGCTACACCAACAGATTTTTATGCACCTTTTAGTTTGGCAATTACTAGCAGTAGTACATACGATTACTTAGATTTTAAACATGCTTCTTTTATTAAGGAGTATGCACCTTCTTCATCTGCTACAGGGCAACCTAAGTATTATTCACAGTTTGATGATACTTCTTTTGAACTTGCTCCAGTTCCAGACTCAGCATATACTATTGAATTACATTATTTGTATAAACCAGCCTCGTTAACGAGTGGTAGTGACAGTGGTACAACAGTGTTAAGTTCTGATTATCCAGACGCTCTGTTGTATGGAAGTTTAGTAGAAGGAGCTATCTTTCTGAAAGAACCCCCTGATGTCATTGGTCTGTTTGAGGCTAGATTTAAGGAGGCAGTAGGCAGAATGAAAACTCTATCAGAAGGTCGTGGCACACGAGATGAATATAGATATGATCAGTTACGCACTGGCGTATCTTAATGCAACCCATTGAATCATTAGAAGGCAAACGCATTGCCATAGTAGGACTTGGTATATCGCAAGTAGATTTTGCTGTAGGCATAGAAAATGGCAAAACTTGGGATGAAGTTTGGACTATCAATTCAGCAGCTGCTGTTTATAAAACAGACAGAATGTTTATGTTAGACCCAGCCAGT